CTGATGTAGCGAGTCTTACCGGACAAATAAGTAATACTGCTTTTAACGAAACTACTAGCTCGCAAATACTTGGAGAGCTTACAAATGCTAGTGCCAACTCAGGCGCTGTTGTAGATGCAATAGCGGGGTCTATAGGCGCTGCGGCTACCAACGCGATATTTGGAGGAGATGACGATTCAGGCGCTGTTGTAAATACCGGCGGGGCTACTGCTGAAGTTACAGGTATGGGTTCGGATATTGGTGACGATTTTGGAGTAGATGTAACAATAACTGGGCCTACCTTTACTAAACCTGAAGATAAAGATGACGGCGGTGGCGGTGGTGGTGGCGGTGGAGATTCATCTGCAGGCGGTGCAGGCGGCGGAGCTGATGCAGGCGGAGATGCAAGTGGTGCTGCTGGAGATGCCGCAAGCCTTCCTAGCGGAGGTGGAGATGCTGGCGGCACTGGTGGTGCTGAAGACCCATCTGGCACGACAGGTATAGAAACAACTTCTACCGGCGCAGGACAGCCAATTATTTGGACTGAATCAAATCCTTGGGAAAATGATCCTGAGGGCATATTTGGTGGATTTATTCTTGTCGATCAAGATGGCGAGTGGGGCAAGTCTGGAACGTCTAGGGTTCAGATAGAAGGCACTGGCGTTGTTATTGATATTGATTGGGAAAATGGAACTTATACCAGTGATTATGTATTTGGCAGTCAAGACGCAGACTCTGATGATGATGGGCTAGACACTAAAAAGACTGTTGATCCTGTTACGACTGGTGGAGGTGGATCCGCATCTAATCCGGCAGCGGGTACAGAGTTAGCTTCTGAGTGCCAAGCTAATGGCGACAAAATAGTAGTTACCGCAGATGGCAAAGGCGGTAAGACAACTTCGGTTATCAAGGGGGGCTGTTTAGAAGGAGGCGGAGTTGACTTGACAGGAATTTTAGGCGGCGCTGGCTCTGATGATAGTAGCGGTGGCGGTGCTGCAGATGTTACTAGCTCTGGAGCCGGTGCAGGAGATGGAGGTGATGCTACTGCCGCTGGAGGAGATGGCGGCGGGGCTAGTACTGCTGGAGGCTCTGGAGGTGGTGGCGCTACTGGCGGTAGTAGCGGTGGCGGCGGAGACGGATCTTCTAGCAGTGGCGCGGGAGCTGGAGCTGGTGCAGGAGCTGGTGCTGGAGGAGCGGGAACTGGCGGCGGTTCAGGTGGAGCTACTGGGGGTGCTGATGTCACCGGAGCAAGCGGAGGTGGTGGCACAGGCGGAGGTAATGGTGCTGGCGATGGCACAGGATCAGGAACAGGTCAGGGTACTGGTCAAGGCTCAGGATCTGGAGGTGGGACTGGTGATGGAAACGGTGATGGTGATGGTGATGGTGACGGTGATGGTGACGGTGATGGTCTTGGAGATGGCCTTGGTTTAGGCGCAGGCTTATTAGCTGGTTTTGGTGGTGTCGGAGATGCACCTTCGTTTAGCCCCTTTATGGCCGGGATTAACTACGAACCATTGCGCGTTGGAGAAGCCGTTTTTCAACAAAAAGATTACAACAGAGAGTTGACCCAAATTATTGAAGAGCTTTCTAGGCCAAACGGGATGCTTACTGACACTAAGGGTGTGGCATGACATATTTAACTTTAGTAAACAATGTGTTGCGGCGGCTTCGTGAAGACGAGGTTACGACTGTTGCTGCAAATACATACAGCAAAATGGTTAGTGATTTTATCAACGATGCCAAAGAGTTAGTTGAGACAGCTTGGGACTGGTCTGCACTACGAGAAACACTCACAATCTCGACGGCAGCAGATGACTACACCTATTCACTAACAGGGAGTGGTGACAAGGGTAAAGTGTTTAGGATTATCAATGATACGTCTAACTGCGAGCTTCAGTATCAGACACAGGCATGGTTTGATAACGAGTTTTTTGTAAACAACCCGACATCTGGTGCGCCTAAATACTTTACTTACAACGGCGTAGATGCCAACGGTGATACGCAGATTGACGTATATCCCAAGCCTGACGGTGTTTACTCGCTTAAAGTCAAGATTGTTAACCGCAATGTTGCACTAGCCTCTGACTCAGACACATTGGCTATTCCTAGCCAGCCTGTTATTCACATGGCGGTAGCCTTGCTTGCTAGAGAGCGGGGCGAGACCGGCGGTACGTCTACATCAGAATACTTTGCTATTGCGGATAGATACTTGTCTGACGCAATTGCTATGGATGCACAGAAGCATCCTGAAGAAACCATTTTTTATACGCCGTAGGGGATTGTAGATGGCACAGCCTTTACAAAGCATTAATTTGATTGCCCCTGCATTTAAGGGCGTCAATACAGAAGACTCGCCTTTGGCGCAGGATCCATCATTTGCTGAGGTTGCGGATAACGCGATTATTGATCGGCGTGGTCGGCTTGCGTCTAGAAAAGGTAATGCTGTTTTAACAACAAACAAAACAGCCCTTGGGGCAGATTACCTTCATAACATCCATGAGTTCTATGACAGCTCAGGCAATGAGGTAATTTTTAGCACCGGCAATAATAAGATTATGACTGGCACTACTACTTTGGTAGACGCGTCTCCGGGGTCATATACGATTAGTGCTAACGACTGGAAGATATTTAACTTCAACGACCATGCTTACTTTTTTCAACGCGGCTACGAGCCTCTGGTGTACAGCAATGCGCTAGGCGCAGTAACCAAAATGTCTGCTGTTAGCGGCGCATCTGTGGCTTCTACGCAGCACTGCCATGAGGCTATTGCGGCATACGGTCGTGTGTGGTGTGTAGGTAACGCCAGTGATGACAATGTTGTTTACTGGTCAGACCTTCTTAAAGGACACGATTTTGCTGGCGGATCTAGTGGATCAATTGACGTATCTAAAGCGTGGCCTAACGGATTTGACAAGGTTGTAGCTCTTGCAGCGCACAACGGATTGTTGATTATTTTTGGTGAGAACAACACTCTTGTTTACGCTAACGCAGAAAGCCCCGCATCTATGGAAATACGTGATGCTATTCCCGGTGTTGGTTGTGTAGACCGCAAGAGCGTACAGAATATTGGTACTGACTTGATCTTCCTGACTCAAACAGGCTTGCGCAGTCTTGGCAGAACCATACAAGAAAAGTCTTTGCCGATTACAGACTTGAGCAGAAACATTAAGCAAGAGATTATTGCGAATGTGCTAGCTAAGGCAGACCCTGTTAGCTCGGTATACAGTCCTGAAAACTATTTTTATCTGCTTTGTTTTCCAGACATTAACCTTGTTTACTGCTTTGATGTTCGCGGGCTATTAGATAATGGCTCGTATCGTGTTACTCGCTGGCCTAGCGTGGACTTTAAAAGTTTTTATAGGGATAGAAATGGTGACGTTTACATTGGTACTACTGCTGGCTTGGGTAAGTACGACAACTTTCTTGATAACGGCAATGTATATAGATTCCGATACTTCAGCCCCGGACTGTCGTTTGGTGACTCATCCAAAATTAAGATGCTCAAAAAGATCCGCCCAACACTGATTGGTGGAAATAACGCTGATATTTTCTTGAAGTGGTCTTATGACTTTGAGACTGCAACAAACACTAGTACGTTCAGAACTAGCAGCTCTACGCCGGGATTTTTTGGGCAGTCAGAATTTAATGTTGCCGAATACTCGCAAGAAGGCAACGTGATTAGTAGAACATCTATTAATACAACAGGTTACGGGACAGTGATTAGCGTAGGATTAGAAACAGATATAAACGGTTATTCATTGTCTTTACAGGAAATGAACGTATTAGCACTAGTAGGTAAAACATTATGAGCAATGGAATCATGGGGCCTCCAACAGACCTTGCCGGAACTGGCGTTCCCGGTCTTGAGTTTATTGATGTTACTGCCACCCCAAAAACAAAGGCGGAAATTCAAGCTGCTTTATCTGGAGGCTTTGACCTTGGCGATGCAATAGGCGGCTTGCTTAGTGGGGTTACCAGTAACCTTGGCACGATAGGCTCTGGCATTGGTGGTATGGCAGCTATTAATGCTGCATATGACAGGCTAGGGAGTGTTGGTGAGCGCGCACTAACAGGGGCTAACCTGATAGCTGGGCAAGGTCTTGAGCAGACTCAGTTCAAACCATTTACCGTGACTACGGGGATGGGCGACCAAATTGGTATAACAGATACTGGCCTGAATATTGATCTTGGCCGAGGTAGAAATGTTTCTAATGAGCTTTTAAGCACTGCATCTAGAAGGCTGGATGAAATGGGGCCGGGTACAGCGGCAACTGATGCAGCCATGCAGCAAGCATTTGGCGTAGGCAGTGACTTCATGGGTCGGCTCGGGCAAACCGATACGGCGCGAGAGCAAGAGATATTTGATCGTATTAGAGCTACACAACTGGGGGAGGAAGAGCGTCAACGACTGGCGCTGGAGGAACGTCTAGCCAATCAAGGCAGGCTAGGCGTTAGAACGTCAATGTTTGGTGGTACACCAGAGCAGTTTGCTTTAGCTCAGGCGCAAGAAGAAGCCCAGAATAGGGCGTCACTAGCAGCTATACAGCAGGCACAACAAGAACAACGGCAACAGGCCGCTATTGGTTCGCAATTTGCCGGTCTTGGCTCTTCATTAGCCGGTAGACAGCAGGCTATAGAAGAAGCGCAACAACGTATGGCCTTGGGTGCTTTGACTGGTGCATTTGTACCGCAGGCTCAGGCACTTAACGTAGCGCAACAGGGCTTAAATGCTGCTCAGTTAGCACAGCGTTCACAGCTGGCGGGTGCAGGGCTGTTTGGTGAGGCGTCTATGAGCGGCCTAGAAGCGCTTCTGGGGTCTGCTTTGGGTCAGGCTAACCTGATGGGTAATGTCGGTACGGGATTGTTGTCAGGGGCTATACAAGGCTCTGGAAGCGGCCAAGATGGATTGCTTCAGATCCTTGGCACTTCTGTAGCTGATCCGCTTGGTGATTTAATTGGCTCTGGAATTAGTAGTATTGGTAGAGCGTTTGGCTTTGGTGGAGGTTAATAACGATGGCTAAATTTAGTCAAAATCTTATTGCAGGGCTTACTAATCCTGCGTTTGGGGGCAACCTTACGGCCCTTGGTCAACAGGCTGGCTCTGCACAAGCAGTGGGAAAGCTAAGCCGACAGCTTGCGGGCCTTGATCTGTCAACCTCTGGCGGACTCATGGATTTAGCTGGGTTGTACTCAGAGCGCGGGCAAGCCGAACAGGCTCTTAAAGCACAGGCTCTTGCCCAAGATTTAGCCGCCAGTGAGCGGGCCGCACAAAACAGAGAGGGATTGAGGGCTAGTTTATTGTCTAGAGCTTCAGTAATTCCCGAGGCAAGGGGGATGATTACATCGCTACCATTTATGGATGCCTCTCAGTTAGCACAGATGAGTCAGAGCCTCGGAGCGGCAGAAACAGGCATAGCAGAACGAACAAGGCAAGCCAAAGCCTTAGCGCCTCGGGTAGACGCTGTTAATAAATTTTTTACTGACAGCAACCAACAGCCTGTAATTACGTCAGAGCTAACTTCATCCTTAGCCAAAGATCCAGAGGCCCTTGCAGACATTGTGGGGCGTTATGAGACGGAAATAGCATCTCAAAGGCTAGATAAGGTGGCGAATAATGCCCAGAAAGTTACGCAGGCAAAACTTGCTCAAAGCCGAGGCGCGCCGGCAGAGGTTATCGCGGAAATAAATCAAGGGATGTATGTAGGAGACAATCAATCTCTCTTAAATAAGCTAGACGGGACAGGAACTCAGCTAAAGAGCTTTACGTTTCTTAGCGGGACAAGGCAGGGGCAGTTTGCGTCCTTCCCAGAGTTAAATGGGAAAGTGTTGACGCCGAACCCTGACGGCACTAAAAGCTGGAAGCTCCCCGATGATGTGGGTCTTCTTGAGGTTTCAAAGGGCGAATGGTCTACTGAAGGGCCGCCAAAACTATCCTCTGCAAGCGCTAGACCTATTCCCGCATTAGCTTCTGCCGCTGGAAACACACAGGCGCTTATCAACGAGTTAGGTGACTTAGGCGCGCTGAGGACAGGCGTAGTCCTAGCTAAAATATCGCCCGTAGTCCTTGATGAAACGGCCGCTCTTGAGCAATTCAATTTATCTGTCACCGAGGCGTTGAGCCGCTTGCAGTCTGGGGCAGCAATTAAAGATGATGAACTGACAAGATTTCAGAAGCAATTTGAAATACAGCCGCGAGACTTGTTTGCGCCACAGCACATGATGCAGAAAATTGTTCAAGCTGCCGCCCTTACTAGGGTCGGCGCTGACTTATTTGCTGAAAATATAACGCCGCAAAAAGCGATAGAGTTAATTCAAGAGTCAGCGGCAATAACCTTTACGAAAGAAGAAATAGCACGAATGGAAAAAGGTGAGGCTAAACAGGTCTTGAGGGAAAAGACAGATAAGTACCTAAGTGTAGGACAGCCCGAAACTTTATCCCCGCTTGATGAAATCAGGCGTAGAAACAACATCCAATAAAGGCACTCGATATGTCATCTGCAGCGGAAATTGAAAGCACGATCATTAGCTTGGATGCAAAAATGCAGGAGGAAGAAAACCCTGCAAAAAAACAAGCTATGGCTGATGATTTGGTTAGGTTGTTTGAGCTGCATGATGCTGCGGTAGGTGCTTCGCCACCCCCCAAGCCAAACGATATAGTTGGCGAGCTAAGGCAGAAGAAAACAGATCTTTTAGGCTTTGCAAATGCGTTTTCTGCTGGGGTTAATAAGGGAGTTATCTCCATCGCGGATTTGCCTTTTGATCTTGTAAATCTAGCGCTTGATGCATTTGGTGCGCCTCAGTCTGTCAGAAGTGCCACGCCCTCCCAAGCTGTTGACTGGCTTTCCAATGAGTTGACTGGGAAGCGCCCTATTGCCGCTCTAACAACGCCGCCAGAGTTTGTTGATACGCCTCTAGAAAGGAGCGCAGGGGTTATTGGCGAGTATATTGGCAGCGGGTTTGGATTTGCGACTGCGGCAAAACAGCTAGGGCAACGATATTTGGCGCGACAGCCGGTTTCTCCCGGCCCAAGAGGCCCTGCTGGAGCATTTGCTGAAACTGCTGCGGCTCCGGGCTTTATCCGCTCGGAAACAGCCGTCTCAGGCGCGGCAGGTGTTGGTGGGGCTGCTGGAAGGGAATATTTTGAATCACCTATTGGCGAGGTTGTTGGATCTCTGGTAACTGGCGTCCCTGCCGCCGTTGGCGTCCAATATGGCCCAGAGCTAATGTCGTTTGCAAAGCGGCAATTCAATCAATTTAGTCAGGCTGGCGCAGAAGAGCGGGTGGCGCGTGGTCTTGCTGGCGAATCAATGAACTTAGATCAGGCGCTTACGGCCTTGCAAAGCAATAGGCTTTTGATTGAGTCTGTCTTGCCGGAAGGGCAAAGAATTTCTGCGGCTCAGCTAACAGAAGATCCGGGTATTATGGCCCTGCTGTCTGAGGCAGCTCAAAACGACCCCGCCATACACAACTTGATGTCAAGGATGACTGATGATGCATCGGAGGCGATTATCCAGCAGCTTCGCGTTGCGGCGGACGCAGGCGATTCTACGGCCTTTTTTGCGTCGCTAAACTCATTGACAAACGACTTAATTGACCAAGCGACCAGAGATGCTGACTTAGCCAGAAGTCAAATAGAAAAATTGGAGGCCAGTGCTGCTCCGCAACGGGACGGCACACCCCTAACTGAGGAGCAATTAGGCGTAGACTTTGTGTCAGCCCTAGAGGCCAGCTACAACAGGGTCAAGCAATACGAGTCGCAGGTTTGGTCGCTGGTAGATCGAGAGATAAAGATGGACGCCAAAGGATTCCGAGCGGCGGCTTTAGCGTTGAGGTCAGAGCTTTCGCAGAGGGGGTTCAACTCGTCTCAGCTTAACTTCTTTGACGATGTAATACGTTTTGGCGCGGCAAAGGCCGACCTTCCAGAAGGTGTTGAGCCTCTTGATACATTTGAGGCCCTCCAAAGATTTAGGTCAAATCTTCTTGAAGAACAACGAAAGTCCAACAGGGCTGGCGATAGAAATAGAGCATCGGCAATTCAAAGGCTAAATGAATTAACTATGGATTTCATAGAGTCGGGGCCTAACGCAGAAACGTATGCTGCGGCCTCAGAGGTAACTAGGACGATACATGGGCTTTACAACAAGGGAAAGCTGGCTAGGTACTTAGGAATTGACATACAGGGAGAAAAAACAATAGACCCAGAGCGGGCAATGAGCCGTGTTGTGAGATCAGGAACAGATGTTGGAGATGTTCGCAGGGCCATTGAGGCTGAGGGCGTCCAAGTAAGCGATTACGGCCAAGAAATACCGGTTGCAGAGGGCCTAACTCAAAATATCGGCGATATGCTGAGGTTGAAGTTTTCTCAGGCAAAAGATAAAAAGAAGTTCATGGAAACATATGCGCCTACGCTCCGTAAATTTCCAGAGCTTGCAAGGGACTTGAATCAAATAAATGCCGAGATAGACACGGTGGCCAGCGTGGTTGCTACGTCTGAGGGCAGGGTTGCTACGGCGGGCGACAAAAAGATTAGCTCAATGGCTGCTTTGATTGGGGCCGACCCACGAGACGGTTACTCTGCCGTAAGTAAACTTTCTGCCGATGACCTTATGAATATCAATAGGGTTGCGGTTAGAGAGGGTGTTGAGTCTGGATTTCAAAATATCTTTATTGAGGAGATATTTGACAGGCTTTCAAGCACCAATGCAGATGGCTCCTTTAAGAACACCCTGTCGAAAATACTGGAAGATAAAACGCTAGGCGCTGCCTTCATGCGTGTTTTAACGCCATCACAAAGAAAGCAGATTGTAGACCTTGAGAAAGCTCGGTCTTTGGCGACCTCTGGGACGAAACTAAAGCCAGAGGCAAGCGCGTCCAGTCTCTCGACTTCAAGCTATATCGCAGAGTTGCTGGCGCGATTCTTGGGTGCAAGAGTCGCAGCAGAGGTAACGACCGGCCCAGCGGCCCTTCAAGCCGCAGGCGTTTTGTCAAGGACGGCATCTAAGTTCGCAAACATATTGCCGAGTAGTCAGACAAGGCGGGTGCTTGTAAACATGATTCAAGACCCAGACTATATGGAGTACCTGTTAAAACTTGAGAGGTCAAACATTCCTGATTCTCAAAAAGTTGGGCAATTACAGACTTTCTATAGACGCTCTGGCCTAAGAGGGCTAGAAGAAATACAAAGAATATACAGGTCTGAAGCCGAGCAGCAGTCTAATTCCAACTAACAATCTCATAGTCTGGATCAGCCTCAGCCTTTCTGAACTCTGCCCTGTAATGATCGCTAATTTCTTTACGCAGTAACTTATTAGTCTTCAGCAGGGCATTGGCCTTTTCTCTAAGAATGTCCATGTGGCCCTCGCCATACAGCTTTGTTAGCCAGTCAGTAAAGGCTACAGGGTTCGACGTAAACCACTGGTGGTGGTATCTACACAACGTCACTGCGTTATCCATGCTCCAGCGTACAGACTTACGGGCGCGTCCATAGATGTGCGCACAGTCCGTACCTTCGTTAAAACAATACTGGCAGCGGTGTTGATCTCTATGCCTGACGCACTTGCTAAACCAGTTGTCGCAGGCTTCTCGCTTTATCGCCATTAAATATCATCCTTCAATGTTTGAGGAAACGGTACATCAATGCCTTTCTTCTCTGAGAGCCACCGTACAAGCACCTCAGCGGCTTCGCTGACCTGACCCCCTGTCAGGGTAGCGGTCGATTTTTTGTCGTACATAGCCTTAATGATGGGCTTGTAGAGCATCTCTTTGACAAGAACCTCAGTGAATGGCACTTCGATCTCATCGTTGAAGGGGTGTTTTGCTGAGTATCCTGCATCATTTAACTGGTCTGCCATCTGGCGAAACCATAGGTGCATGGCGTTATTCTGGCGCTCTGTTCTGCCGTATTTCTTGATGCCGTAACAAAGTATTTCGCCTGATTGAAATTGATCGTTAATAAACTTGATAAAGAAATCAGCTTTATCGCGCCCGTCTACTATCCACCGATGCCCCATGCCACTCCTTAATGCATTTCGTATGTCTTCTCTGTAACGTGAACTTCAGTCACCAAGCTGGCGAGCCAAAGATCATAAAAGTCTTCCAAGGTCATGTCTATAGTTAAACCTTCTGGAAAGGTATCAGTGTAGACATCAGTCTGTTTGTTGTTCTTTGTGTTGGTCGTGGCCCCCCCAATCGTAGAGGTGAGCAAGACGGCGTTGCCGACTGGTAGCTTGACGCCAATGATCGGGATCATATTCGTGGCCTTACCGTTATCCTAGCGACCTCTCCTGCGTTTTTATCGTAGGTAATGACCTTGGCCCCACGTTTTGATACCCAGCCTCCACGGGCCGCATAGGCGTCCCTACCGCTAAGTGTCGGGTGCATTTCGGCAATAGCGCCACCGTCCTCTATCACACGCTCATGGTGATAGTGCCCGGTATGGATATAGGTGTAGTTAGCTTGCCCCCACATTTCCCTGAATCGCGGCTCACTTGCGAACAGTTTATGTAGGTTAGCTAGTTTTACCTTGTGGCCGTGGTGAAACGCCAGCATTGTTTCGCCATGTAGGTAAGCGTAGTAAGGAAAGTCATTGTCGATAATTGTTAGGCGTGGCTCGTTATCGAAAAGATGCTTGAGGTGTTTTCGTAGCCAGATGCTGCCAGAGATGTCGTGGTTTCCTTCCGCAGATACAACGACAACCTTACTAAACTTCTTGAGCATCATCTTTACGGCTTCTGTCATTACAGACATAGCCAAATCAACTAGCTTCCCGTAGCGGGTGTCAGCATCCAGTATGTGCCCGGATTGCGGAGTCACACTGAGGATTCCATCCCAATGGAGGAAGTCTCCAAGCTGGCACAGCATCCCGGTTTCTGCTTTGGGCGCAGCCTTAATCATGTCGTGAACTGAGTTCAGAAACACATCCCGAGCAATACCTACATCCCAGTCATCGCCTGTTTCTGCCTCGTATGCATACATACCGAGGTGAAAGTCAGTAATAGTAAGCAGGGTGAGCAGGCTTTCATCACAGTTTTTAGGTGCTGCAGTGACTTTGAACTTGGGCAGGCCCGATTGAGCATTCTCTAAACGCTCTACCAGTATTTCAAACTGTCGCTGTTCATCTGTTTGAGACTTGACCCATTGACGTACTGGCAAGCCCATATCATCGTAGAATGTTGATACGCCTTTGATCTTATGCCCGTCAGGTACAGGGTTTTTCCAATCATGGTTTGGGCTGTATCCACGCCTTGCGGCTTTTTCTTTAACAGCTGCTATGTGATCTCTAACAGCACTGCGAGACATATCAAGTTTTTGAGCAGTGTCGCGCTGAGACAGCCCTTCGACTGCCGTTGAATATATAACTTTGTATTGTTTTTCTGTCGTGCAGAACTCTAATAGCGGATGTTCCATACGGCCCCCAGTATGGTTACAATCGCGGGAAGTTTAAGGGTGTTTAGCCCTTTCTTCCAGTAACAACTGTCGGTACTGCTTCCACGCTTCCTTTTCTTCTACGTGCCCTTCAATAAACTCGTATAGCTTTTTTTCTACGCACCGATGCCTGAGTAGCTCAACCGCAATAGCCATTTGTTGCTCAGTACTAAGCGATTTCCAGTGGTATTTCTGCGATACGAATAGCTCTAGCAGCCGATCATCAACTTGTTCACTCATAAGGATTCGTGTGTCCTTCTCGTTCCATAAGAATTTCAATGTAATGCGCGGCCTTTTGCAAGTCCTTTATGCCTCCGCCAGTGGGGTGATTCCACCGACTAATGTATTTGATGACTGCGTGCTCGCAGATCCCCAGTCCATTGTCCAGCGCATATTCTAGCGGCTGAACCTTAAAGTCCTTGTAATGGCTCCCGCCAACCTGTTTATCCATCGGATTCATGCTTTCTCCTTTATTTGCCTGCCGATCAATTCGGGTATTTGAGGCACCACAGCGTTACCTAAGCATCTAAGTCTGTGTGACCTAGCGGGAACCCCATTAGCCACTCGACCCACGTTGGGTTCAGCCTCCCAGATTCCCCCTTGAACTCCACTGAGTCCGGTAACGAGTTGGTGTCTGGGTTCCTGCCGGTCTTTGCCATTGTTTCTGGCCTCCCGGCCCCCTTGTAATCCCTCGCTGCTGGGGTTGGAAATATCCGCGGGGTATGCCTCACTTCGTCCACCAGAGTTATCGTTGATTGCCCCGTTTTCCTGCAATGCTCGTAAAACTCCTTGCTTTTCGGCCCCTGACTGCCATTCGCGCTCGCTGGGGTACGCCACAATCCAGACCCTATCTCTGTGGTGGTGGGCGCCAACTGCGGAAGCTGGTATACAGTGCCATTCCGCATCATACCCGACCGAGGAAATGTCCCAGAGAACTCGCTTAAACCAATCTCCCCCGTCTCCATTAAGCAAGTTTGTGACGTTTTCAAAGATGGCGTATCGGGGTCGAATGTCCCCAAGTAAACGGGCGCACTCTGACCATAATCCACTGCGTTCGCCATCAATGCCTGCCTGTTTCCCAGCGGTTGAGATGTCTTGGCAGGGGAATCCTCCCGTGATGACATCGACTCCAATTCCGTCTGAAAGCAGTCTATCTGCTGTAATTCGTCTGACATCGTCATATATTGGCACTCCCGGCCAGTTCTTTTTTAATACCTTTTGCGCATAGGGGTCTATCTCGCAAAAAGCAACTGTTTGAAATCCAGCCTTTTCTAGACCTAACGCAAAACCGCCTATTCCAGAGAATAAATCTAATACTTTCATTACTTTGCCCACGTTGCCCAGTTTGCCCAGTTTGCCCCTGATGCCCAAGAAATACCCCCCCACTGACCTAGCCCGCCCCCTAAAACATGGGCATTAGAGGCATTCTGGGCATTCTGGGCATTCTGGGCATTCTGACTATTCGGTCTCCCAGCGGAAGTATTTGGCCCCATAAGTCCCCCTACGCTCCACTTTTAGATGGATGCCGCGCAAAAGGTCGATACAGGTTCGTAGCGTCTTTGGCGAACAGCCGTTGGGGTTGACCTCTTCGTCGTGCAAAAGGCTCATAAGCTCCTTCTGAGAGCGTGTCATGCCGTCTGACATGACGCTTTGCAGGAAGCAGAACTCATCCTCGTATTTCGCTAACGCTTTTCCTACATTGATCTGAGCCTTCTGACGGGCCTTGAGGTCTGATATGTCTTCTGGGCCTAAAAACTGTACAGAGTCCACGGATTCCTCGTAGTTAGTAAGCGCTCCGGTTTGGCGATACTTGAAGCCACCCTCAAAACTGACCTGACTGCGATCCTTCTCGTTGATTACTAATAACTCTTGCCAGTCTGAATACTTATCATTGAGTGGATCTAGGCCGTACATATTGTCTACGTCCGCCTTAAGATCGCCCACGCCCTCGTAGATCAGCTTTCCGTCTAATGATCGGTGCTTATTGCAGTGACCCAGAAGGATCACAGTGCCGCCAGCGGCCGCAAACTGGCGGAAAACATGAAGAATATCCCGCATATCGCCCTTGTTTAAGACTGGCGCAAACTTCTTCAGAGTGTCGCAGACAATGATCTTGCCCTCGGCCTGACCTTCAATCCGAATCATATCGAGCAAATGAAGTGCGTCATTGGTGGTGCGGAGCATCGGATCGCCTGAATTAGCCAAGGTAATCATAGTCATACCGTACTTTTGGCCCATCTTGGCTTTCTGGAGTACGCCTCTAGCTCCGTCATCCTCGTTGAAATAGATGACATCAGAGCCTCGTATAAGGTTTTTGGTAATGGACTGAAATAAACTGCCTAGAATCCAGACAGTCTTGCCCGCCCCAGATGGTGCGTAAACCAGCGTGACAGTGCCGGTCGTGACCATGTTCGGGATAACCTCGCGCTCCTTGGCGATGCGCTCTTCTAGCTCCCGAATGCGGTGGTTGGTCGCGGCCTGATGAAGTCGGGCCAGAGAGCTAATGATTGGCCTGACGTTCGTCTCTGCCTCCGTTCCTGATCGAAGTTGTTGTGACATCTCCTGATATAACTCCTCGTCTGATTTT